GGGAATGCATTTTTATACATCCACTTGATAACATCATTATTAAATTCGTCTTTTCCTACCACGGTAATATCTGTACTATACTCACCTAAAGTACCATTTATTTCACCTACATTGTTGCATCTCAGAGAAGTTCCGTAGGTTCCTTCTTGTGCTTCACGCAAAGCATTGAGCCATGTATATATGACCCAATAATTGTTAAACATATTGTCAACAGTAAAGTTTACCTTCAGTGGGTCATACTTTGGATGTGTATGTGATGTGATACTAAACGGCGAACCACTGTAATTTAGGTCAATAGAAGGTACCAATATAGGAGGTACGATAGCACCATAAATGGAAAACGCCATAGTATCCAGTGATATGGAGGTATTTTTTCTTTCAAACCTCTTATTAAGATTTCTCAAGATGGGAGGAATGTCAAAAAACATCTGAAACTTATCTCCTAATGCTTTGTTTAGGATAGCTTGGTCATTAGAAGTGGTGTGATTACCTATCATATCTATTCAATTGGTTGGGATTCTTCAGGTTTTACCCAATTTTTTGGTAAAAGAAAATTAGCTCTACTGAACTCTAACCGGTCAATGAATTTCACGCCATTCTGATCCTGGTCAAATGCAACGTAACCTTCGGGATTAGTTACTTTAATATCACCATTTGGCATGACTAAGAATGTTCCCATAACTGCATCTTGCATAATAGAATTATATTTTTGTATGAAAATATCTTTAATTTGTTTAATATCCCTGATGAAATTCATTAGATGTAAAATAGTATCCGCATTTCTCTCTAAGAGTTGCATCATTTCGTTTTTAGCCGCAATTTTTGGTTCTTTTCTTTTGGCCTTTTCAATCTCAGCATCTAACCTATTACCCACCCACGACACAAATTCATTTAATGAATAACGAAGGTCTGTTAAAAACTCCCCTTCTCTGATCTTTGTGTTAATAAAAATATTCAAAAGATCAGCTACCTTGCCATCAATAAAGGAGAAATTTATTAAATTGATATGTGATTCAGCATTTTGTAATGTTCGTCTAACAAAATTTGTTTCTTCTTCTGTTAAGCTAATAGTACCAGCTTTATTTTCAAATAATGCATCTATAATATAAGCTGTTTTTGATTTAAGATGTTCCGCAGAAACACCAAATTTTTTATTTACAAAGCGCTGTTTGCCCTCTTCATCTATTGAGGGGTCATATTTTGTATGGAATGCAACACCAATTTGATATTTTACGATGTCTTTTGCTTCCTTAGAATCTCCCGGAAATGTATAGAGAATGGTATTTGGTCTAAATCCTATATAATTCTTACCAGCAATTACATATTTTTGAATTAATCCGGGCCAAAATAACAGATCACCTTGATATACACCATCAAAGTTAACACCTTTCAATGCATTAAAAGCATATATTAATTTTTCTATTAATCCGGGCGCTTCACCATGATTTTTTTTTATGTCTGCTACACTATAAGATAAAAGTGGCTCCGCATTAAAAGCACTCTTTGTCGATATAAAGAATTTTCCATACGAATCTCTACCACAAATAATTGCTGGTGCGCCATCAATCTTAACAGTCATGTTGATTTTTCTATCTGCATTACTCTTTAACATGTCAAGTAATACAGAAATATATTGCAATGTTTTAACGGCACCTTCTTTTCCTTTCTTCAATACTAATTCATCTAGATGGGTAAGATGCTTATTAGTAGCATCCGCGTTTTCCATTAAGATAAAATAATCCTTAAAGCTCTTCATGCTTCTATTTATCATTGTAGTGGCTTCCATCCAGATTGCATTAAATCATTTAAATCAGTATCAAAACCAAATCCATTTCCGATAAATGTAGGAATGACATTATAGTTTCCAGTATCTATTTCATTATTGTATAGGGAACCAGGATTTTTAAACGTTCCAACACCCCAATCATACGGTCTGATAACAGCTGGTTTATTATTTTCATCCATTGTAATTACTTCGAAATATTTTGATATTAATTTTTCATGAAGTATTAATAAAGCCCATCCTAATGACATAACCCTATCGTCATGTTTATCATTTTTAGCTTTCCATGTTCCATTAGGCATCCTCACGAAGTCCCTTAATTCTTCAACAGTTTGTAGATCATTTATTTTAACCGCATCCAGTGTATTAATCCAGTATCTTTGATTAATAACATTATCATATTTTGTATTAGTATGACAAACTACGCCTAACGGTATTACACTTCGATTTAATTCTTTATAACCATGTGAAATAATATTTTCATACTGATAATCTTTTCTTAGATTGTCTACTACTTGTGCGCCGCATTTGTCTCTTTCTATAAGAAGTAATGGAGATCCCCATTGTACTAGTATTTCGTGCAATTTGCTAGTAAATTCAATCGGAGTAATAGTATTGCATGTATATACTGCTGCTTGATTAATTGATCTTAAATCAGTTAAATCTAGTATTTGTATTACTGTATTATCTTTACCTACGCCTTCTGCTACATCAACACCAGCAACATAAATTCTACCTTGCTTAGGCAGATCCCATATCTTATATGTTCCGTTCATATAAACATGATCAGGCATAGAAGCTTTGGATCTTAATGTATCGAAAGTTGCAGCATTAATAGAAGCTTCTCCTACTTCATCAAATATACATTCAAACTCTCTAAGAAAGTCTTCTGGCGAGGCTAGAGATCCCATAGTTTCTTTCTTCCATTTTTCATCTCTGCCTGGTATATCATACCAGGGTACTTTCATTTGAACCCAATTATTTTCATTCTTTACAGAACCGTCATATAATTTAAAAAACAATCCCGAAGTATCTCTGGGAGTAGAAGCCATGATAATTTTTGACTTCTTCGAATTAGAGATAATAGGATATACTGACGCCCAAAAACTTGCCAGCAAGTGCGGCTCTATCCAGTCCGCTTCATCGACAAATAATAAATTAGCTGAACTACCGCGACCAGCTGATCCGGTTGTTGTGGTAATACCAATACGAGATCCATTAGCCAACTCCATAGACTCTTTGCCATATTCTTTTACTCCCGGCTTTAACCAGTTAGGCAACTCTTCATAAGCTAAACGTATTCTCTTAAAAATTTCTTTTGCTGTGCTTTCTTTGTTTGCAACAATCAAAATATTTTGATGCTCATTAAAGCAAGCTGTCCATAAACAATATATGGTTGATATGGTACTTTTACCACTTTGTCTAGCAAATAATAATAAAGAGAAACGATTATCTCTCATCATACGTAATGCTTTTTTTTGATAAGTAAAAAGCGGTATTTTAATTTTACCATCATCTGGTGCAATAATGTGAAAGTAATTTTCAGCAAAATGCAATATATTGTCTTGACATTTTTTAATTTCTTTAATCTCTTCAATACCATAATCAAATTGCGCATCGACTGTTGGTAGATTAGGATTATTCAAATAGACTTTTTGTCTGCCCATGTATAAATAGTTATCTATATGAATAAAAAAGGCTCACCAACATTTCAGAATACCTCTGATAAGAAAATTCATCCTTACATGACACCACCGACCCTAGCTGGTAAGAAAGGGGTATCTTCTCTGGGTGTACCGGAACCAGAAGAAAAAGATCTTTCAAAAAGAGAAGAAAGTTGTGACTCTTGTGAAAAAGTAGCTAAAGAAAGTATAAATACATCCAATATGAGTAAATTTTTATTCGACAAACTATTTGAAGACGTAATGTCAGGTTCTGAATTTGGTGGTGGAGATGACGCTGGTGATCTCGGCATCGAAGTTGGTGGTGGAGAAGGTGGAGAAGATCTCGGTGGTGGTGATGAAGTAACTATTACTCTTGATCGTGCTACAGCTGAGAAGCTCATTGGCCTTATTCAAGGAGCCATGGGTGATGGATTAGGTGAAGAAGAAGGAGAAGAAGAAGAAGGAGAACTTGATGGTGAAGGCGGAGAAGAAGGTGGAGAAGAAGAAGGCGCAATGGGTGAATCCATTGAAGTAGTTGCTGAGCCAAAACCATTTGGCGCCA